TCCAATCACTTCTTTACCTAAAGGTTTAACAGTGAGAGGTAATCTTATTTTAATAAATACTAAAATTACATCTTTACCTGAAGGTTTAATAGTAAAAAGAAATCTTTGGGTAGAAAATACTCCCCTCTCCACTAAAACAGATGAAAAAATAAAAGATATGATTGGATCTACCGGATTTATAAAAGGCAGAATTGTTAGATAAAATTATGAATTTCCCCCAAAATTTATTATATTTATAATTAAGATAAAAAAAAAATAAACCAAACCTAAGGGAATTTAAGTTTTAACTAATTTTTTAACCGCTGATCTTAGGACAGCTTAAATTTATGAAAATTATGAGTACACAAATTTTAAAACAAGAATTTTTTCCATTTGATCTTTTAGTCAAAAACTTTTTTGATACATCCCAACCTTATACTCCAGCCATTAAAGCTAAATTAAATCATCCTATTGATATTTATGAAGATGATTTAGGTTTAAATTTTGAATTAGCATGTACTGGAATTTCTAAAGATGTTATTGAAATCAAAATAGAGGGAGATACTATTATTTTTATGTATAACAAAGAAAAGTCTCCCCAACCTCAGTCTCGCCAATACATCCATAAGGGGATTTCTAGACGTTCATTCCATTTAGCATACAAAGTAGGAGCTAAATTTGATCTTAACAAAGCAAAAGCTAGCTTTATGGATGGATTACTTTCAGTTCAAGTACCATTTGCTGAAACTGCTAAACCACATACTTTAAAGATTAACTAACTTAAATTTTCCTTAGGTTTGGTTTTTTAAAAGGTTTTTATTATCTTTAGGTTATTGGTTACATAAAAAAAAAAACAAAATAAATGGTTACGATTAAAGACAAAGTTTTAGATCCTTACAGTATTGAACATGATGGGTATCAATACGTTCTAAAAGTTCGTCAAGAAAAAGATAAATCTCACCACCTATACAAAGGAGGGGGAGATGATTTTAGTGAAATCAAATTGGGGTTTTATATTACCCTTAAAACTGCTCTCCATGCTGCTGTTCGTCATAAAATGGCTAATAAAGAATCTGTGGTTGGGTTGAAAGAATATTTGACTGAATATAAAAATATTATTGAATCTTTAAATTCTATTTTCGATGTCTAAAAAATTAGTTGCATTGTTTGATGCTGTTATAGTAAAACCTCTTGAAGAAGATGAAGATACCCAATATGGGTCTATTGTAGTACCAGATCTAGGTAAAGATCGTAATGAAAAAGGAGAAGTAGTAGCCATAGGTCCTGGTAAGTATACAGCTATGGGAACTTTTATAAACTCGTCTCTTAAAGTAGGAGATATAGTAATTTTACCTACTATGGGGTTTACTAAACTTCAATATGAAGGGGAAGAATATTATGTAGGACCCGAAAATCAAATATTGGGTCGTATAACTTCTGAAAGTAATGAAGAAGATTTACCGTTTTAATTAAAATTTTAAATTTAAATTTATGGCAAAAGTTATAGAATTAGGCTCTAATGGGCGTGACAAACTTATTAAAGGGATTAAAATCTTAAAAGATTCTGTTGTTTGTACTTTAGGCCCCAATGGTAGAAATGTTGTAATCTCATCTCCAACTTCAGAAGTTAAATCTACCAAAGATGGTGTTACAGTAGCAAAAAGTATATCTTTAAAAGATCCAGTTGAGGAAACGGGTGTTCGACTTGTAAAGCAAGCAGCTATTAAAACTGCAGATAAAGCGGGAGATGGTACTACTACTTCTACTTTATTAGCTAGTGAAATGATTCAGGAAAGCTTGCCCCATCTTAATAATGGAGCCAATGCTGTTCAAATCAAACGTGATATTGATAATGCTGTGAAAAAAGTTGTTAATGAGTTGCGTGAAAACATTTCAGAAGATATCTCTTCAGAGGAACAATTAAAACAAGTAGCCACCATTTCAGCCAATAATGATCCTGAAGTTGGAGAATTAATTGCAGCTGCTATTGAAAAAGTAGGAAAAAATGGGGTTGTTCATATTGAAGAAAGTAAATCTGGGGAAACTTATCTTGAAACTGTAGAAGGTATGCAATTTGATAGAGGTTACAAATCTCATTTTTTTGTAACTGATAATAATACTATGACTTGTAATTTGCAAGATGTTTATGTATTAATTGCAGATCATAAATTTACCCAAGTTAAAGAACTTCTTCCAATTTTAGAAGGTGTTTCTACTACTAATAAATCTCTACTAATCATAGCTGAGGATATTGATAATGAAGCCTTAGCTACTCTTATTGTAAATAAAGCCCGAGGTACTCTTAAAATCTGTGCTGTTAAAGCCCCGGATTTCGGTGAACGTCGTAAACTTCTTTTAGAAGATATTGCTATTTTAACAGGAGGTCAGGTGTTTGATCGAAACAAAGGTATGAAACTAGAAAAGTTTAGCTGGGATTGGTTTGGACAAGCCCGTACTATTACTGTAACTAAAGATCAAACTACTATTGTTGATGGGAGGGGTAATGAAGAAGCTATTAATCAACGTATTGAAGAACTTCAATCTCAAATTGATAAAGCTACTACTCCTTTCGAAATTGAACAGCTTCAAAATCGTTTAGCTAAAATGGTAGGAGGGGTTTCTATAATCCATGTTGGAGGACATAATGAAGTTGAGATGAATGAAAAAAAGGACAGAGTAGATGACGCTTTAAATGCTACTAAAGCTGCCTTAAGTGAAGGTATTGTTCCTGGAGGGGGTTCTGCTTTAATATATGCCCGAGAAGCAATTGATCGTTCAACTATTGGTGGTGAAATTGTATGGAAAGCTTGTGGTAAACCATTCACACAAATTCTTGTAAATGCTGGTTTTGATTCTACTGAAGCACAAATGACTGTTCTTCATCTTGATCCTACTGATAATTGGCTTGGGTATGATATTAAAAAAGAACACATTGTAAACATGAAAGAAGCGGGTATTATCGATCCTACAAAGGTTACTCGTACTGCTCTTGAAAACGCTGCTGCTGTTGCTGGTACTGTGCTTCTCACAGAATGTGTAATTGTTGATGAACCCGAAGATAAAAATAATAATAATTTAAATCCATATGGTTATTAAAGAAAAATTAGTTTTAATTGCTAATAGAATTCCTGAGGGAGATAGATGGCGTTTAGTGGAAGATGAACCCTCAGGTTATATTCATCCCACTTTAACAGATGCTTTAGAAGCATATTTTCATGTTACAGGATTTAAAGGCTCTTATAGATTAGACCCTTTAGATAGTAAATTATATGCTATCTATGTTGAAGAACTCCCTGAAGAAGAACCAAAAACTTTTTCAATTTATGGTGAAAATTTCAAACAAGGTATTTAACTTTAAAAAACAAATAAGTTATAATGAGACAAAAAAATCAAACCCAAACCCAAGGCAAAAAACGCCGACCAGGAGTACATGCTAAAACTAAAGTTTCTAAAAATAAACTTAGTAAACGCTATGTGAAACCTTATCGTGGACAAGGGAAATAAATGTTTTATGGAAAAACATCATGGTCTTTTAAATGAGAAATACCGCCCTACAACATTAAAAAATTTTGTAGGTAATGAAAATCTTAAATCTCAAATCCAACATTTCTTAGACCAAAATGACATAGTTAATATGTTGTTTTATGGTCCTGCAGGGTCTGGAAAAACAACATTGGCAAAACTTATAGTTCAAAATTTAGATTGTGATCACATTCTTATTAATGCTTCTGATGAGAGAGGCATTGAAACTATTAGAGATAAAGTCTCCAGCTTTGCGATGTCAGCTACGTTTAAATCCCTTAAAATTGTTATCTTGGATGAAGCAGATTTTCTTACCATTCAAGCGCAAGCATCATTAAGGAATGTTATTGAGCGTTTTTCACGAAATACCCGTTTTATATTAACCTGTAATTTTGTTGAACGTATTATTGACCCTTTACAATCTAGATGTCAGGTATTAAAAGTTATTCCCCCTTCTAAAAAAGAAACAGCTAAACATTTAGCTTGGATTTTAAATGAAGAATCTATTGAATTTGAAATTGAAGATGTTGTTGTATTAGTAAACCAATATTATCCTGATTTACGTAAATGTTTAAATACTATTCAATTATCATCTCAAAGTGGGAAATTACAAATTGATCCAACTGTTTTAGTATCATCTAGTTATACTAATCTAATATTAAAAGAATTATCTAAATCTAAACCTAGTTGGAAAGATATTCGTCAAATTATAGCAGATTCAGGTCAAAATTCTTTTGAAGAATTATTTAAATTTTTATATGATCATGTTTCTTCCTATTGTCCTGGAAATGAAGGGATGGTTGTATATTACATTAATGAACATCAATACCAAGCACAATTTTCCATTGATAAAGAAATCAATGCAGCAAGTTTAATTTATAAAATTATCGAATCAAAATCTTAAATTATGGAACAAGAAAAACAAATGAACCTAAACATTGACCTTAAAAATACTATAGGTCTTACCACTTTTAATGGTAATAAAGTATTCCAGCAAGGGGTCCTTTTGCGCAAAATTTCAAAATTTGTAGTAGGTGCTGATGAAGATGCCGTTCTTCCAATCCCAGTATTTTATGATCCTGAAACTAATAAAATTCTTAGATCTACAGTTCCTGTTGAACTCCGAGAAGAACTCGAAGAAGATTTAATTGATGGCTAAAATCAAAAACATATTTGATTGGTTAACTGAAATTACAGTCAATAAATCTTCAGTAGATTCATTTAATGATGAGGATTGGAAACAATGGAATAGTTATATGATTCATCGTTTCATTAGTATGAATAAAGATTATGTTGAAATTGCTAACACCATACAACAAATTCCTCCCCAAAATCATAAACAAATATATTTAGCGTATAGAAATTTCATTCCCAAAAAGAAAGTATGGTTGCGTTATATTAAAGGTAAAACATCTAAAATTAATGAAGATTTAATTAAGTATGTTTCTAGATATTTTGATATTAATTCTAAAGAAGCAATATCATATATTAATATCTTAGATAAAGAAAAAATTCAACAAATCCTCATTGATATGGGGGTAGATAAAAAAGAAATAAAAAAATTATATAAATGAAAGATAGTATAGAAGAGTTTGAATCTATTTACCCCACAGTAGCAACTGAATTTAAGAAAATTCAACAAGAGCAATATGAGCTATTTGCTAAAAAAATGTTGTCATATGGGAGGGGAAATATTACTTTAGGGGGTAACCTAGCTAATAAAGAAGATAAAGACTTAACCTTAACCTCTATATGGGTTAGGATGAATGATAAGATGAATAGATTAAAAAATATGGTGATTAAAAAGCGATCAAACCCTCTAGATAATGAATCTATAGAAGATACTTGGAGAGATATGTCTAATTATAGCATAATAGCTTTATTAGTAGGAAAAGATAGATGGTGATAATCCAACATTTTTGAATAAAACCCACATATTTATAACAAAATATAGATATGGGAAGTAAAATATGTACTAAATGTCGTAAAAGTTTAAACTTGAGTTCTTTTTCCAAATTAAAAATTTCTAAGGATGGTTTAGCTTATGAGTGTAAGTTATGTATTAGGGAGAGAAATAAAAAATATGTGAATAATAATAAGGAGAAATTAAGACTAAAAGCTCAAAAATATTACCAAAAAAATAAAGAAGATATATTAAAAAAGACAAATACCTACAATAAAGAAAATAAGGAGAAATTAAAAAAATACAAAAAAACATACCTTTCAAATCCTGAAAATTATAGTAAACAGTACCAAAATGTTATTAATTGGAGAAAGAAAAATAGGGAACATCATAAAAAAACTAGAAGAGAATATATGAAGGAGTATAGAAAAACTTCTCCAAACTATGTTTTAAAAGAAAATGTAAGTCATTATATTAGAAAGGTTTTAAAGGGTGGTAAAAATGGTTCTTATAAAAAATATTTAGGGTGTAGTATTGAAGATTATAAACAATACTTGGAACAAAAATTTACAGATAAAATGAATTGGGATAATTATGGAACATATTGGGAAATAGATCATATTATACCTACAAGTAAGGGTGGTAGCTTCCATTATAGTAATACTCAACCCCTACCAATAACTGAAAATAGAAGAAAAAATAATAAAATAAGTGGCTAAAAAGGTTCCAAATATTGTAAAACAGATAAGAAAATTTGTTCCCCCTAAGATAGATTTTTCTTACCAAAAAGTGATATCTTTTTCACAACTATCCATGTATGTTAGTTGTCCCCTTAAATGGGCTTTACAATATAAAGATGGTCATAAAAAATTTAGCTCAAATATCCATACAATATTTGGAACAGCTCTACATGAAGCTATTCAACATTACTTGACTATAATGTATGAGCAAAGTGGGGTTGCGGCAGATAAAGAAGATATAATATCAATATTTGAAGAAGCGTATAGAAAAGAATATAAACTTCAATATGAAAAAAACAAAAAGCAACATTTTAGTAATCCTACTGAAATGAGAGAATTTTTTGAAGATGGAGTTGAAATTATTAATTTTATAAAGAAAAATAGGGGAAAATATTTTAGCAAAAGAGGATGGCACTTAGTAGGTTGTGAATTGCCCATAATTATTTCTCCCCATTCTCACTATAAACATGTAGTGTATCAAGGGTATCTAGATGTTGTTATGTACCATGAACCAACAAACAAATTTAAAATTATTGATATAAAAACTTCAACAAATGGGTGGAAAGATTATGCTAAAAAAGATGAAATTAAGCAATTTCAACTAGTATTATATAAAAAGTTTTTTGGAGATCAATTTAACATTCCATATGATGATATTGAAGTAGAATTTTTCATTGTAAAACGCAAAGTGTATACTGAAGGAGATTTTCCTCAAAAAAGAGTACAAGAATTTAAGCCTCCATCGGGTAAGATTAAAATAAATAAGGCATATAAAACGTTAAATGAATTTATAGAAAATGCTTTTAATAAAAATGGATACAAAGAAATTGAACATAAAGCTAATCCTTCAAAATGGAATTGTTCATATTGTCCTTTCTTTGAAGAAAAACATTTATGCTCTGCATCCATCCCCTCCTCCCCAATACGTATATCCGATACCACAAGTTATTAACTAAAAATAAGATTATGTCCGAATCAAGTAAAATGGTCTTAACAAGTGTAAAACTACATGAAAACTTGTTTGATGACTTTAAAATCGAATGTGTAAAAAGAAAATTCTCATTTCAAAAATTAGCAGATCGCTCAATGCATTTGTTTTTAACAGATGAAGAATTTAGAAAAAAAATTATGAACCACACAGATTTAACTTCCCCAACTCAAGATTAAAAACAATTTTATGAAAAAAGGTTATATTCCAAAACACGAAAGAAAAAAAATACTTTTAATTACTGATGACATTAGAGTTCATTCCGGGGTAGCTCAAATTGGTAGAGAAACTGTTTTAGGTACACTCCACAAATATAATTGGGTTCAAATAGCAGGGGCAGTACAACATCCCGATAAAGGAAAAATCCTGGATATAAGTAAGGATTTTGGGAGTAAAAAACAAATAGAAGATGCTAGTGTGATTTTATATCCATCTGATGGGTATGGAGATCCAATGTTATTAAGAGAAATAATTAAAAGGGAAAATCCCGATGCATTGTTTTTAATTACTGATCCTAGATATTTTATTTGGGTATTTGAGATGGAAAATGAAATCCGTAAACAAATGCCCATTATTTATTTAAATATTTGGGATGATTATCCGGCCCCAGCATATAATAGGGAGTATTATGAATCGTGTGATGCTTTGTTTGGGATTTCCAAACAAACTGTCAATATTAATAAATTGGTGTTGGGGGAAAAGGCAGATAAAAAGATTATTAAATATGTGCCTCATGGTTTAGATAATACTGTGTTTAAACCTATTGGAGATGATAATGATGAATTTGTTAAGTTTAAAAAGCAAGTATTGGGAGATAAAGAATATGATTTTGTATTGTTATTCAATTCAAGAAATATTCGTAGAAAACAGATACCCGATACTTTGATGGCTTGGAAAGTTTTTGTAGATGGACTTCCAAAAGAAAAACAAGATAAGTGTTTGTTATTGTTAAAAACTGAAGGTGTAAGTGAACATGGGACTGATTTGTTTGCTGTTATAGATTATCTTTTTCCTGAAAACCCACCTGTGAGAATTATTCACCAAGGATTTGATTCACAACACATGAGTTATCTGTATAATTTGGCAGATGGGGTGGTTTTATTAACCTCAAATGAGGGTTGGGGGTTGAGTTTAACTGAGGCTTTGCTAACGGGTAAACCAATTATAGCCAACGTAACTGGTGGTATGCAGGATCAAATGAGGTTTGTAGATGATAAAGGAAAGTGGTTCATACCTGATGCTGAAATTCCTTCTAATAATACTGGTAGATTTAAACAGCATGGTGAGTGGGCTTTCCCCGTATATCCAACTAATAGATCATTGCAGGGTTCACCTTTAACACCCTATATTTGGGATGATAGATGTAATTTTGAAGACGCTGCTCAACAAATTAGAGCTTTATATGATTTAAGTCCTGAGGAGAGAAAAGCAAAAGGGTTGAAAGGTTGTGAATGGGCAAATGGAGATGAAGCTGGTTTTACTACCTCTGCTATGGCCCAACGAATCATGGATGGGATAGATAAACTATTTGATGAATGGGAACCACGTGAGAGATTTGAATTTGTAAAAGATACTGAAATTGAACCTAGAGTATTACCCCACAAAATAATATATTAATATGAGTAAAAATACGTTTTATGTAAGTTGTCCCTATGATACTTTTTCAGGTTATGGGGCTAGGTCTAGAGATTTTTTGAAAGCACTTATTGAATTAGATAAATATGATGTTAAGATTTTATCCCAAAGGTGGGGTGTGTTGCCTTTTGGGTTTGTGGATGCACATGAAGAATGGCATTTTTTGAAAAAGCATGAAGTTTCTAATGTTACCCAGCAGCCTGATATTTGGTGTCAAATTACAGTACCTAATGAATTTCAAAGAGTAGGCAAATATAATATTGGTGTAACTGCTGGAATTGAAACTACAGTTTGTGCTCCTCAATGGATTGAGGGTTTGAATAGAATGGATTTAAATTTAGTTTCATCTCAACATTCGAAAAATGTTTTTGAAAACTCAAAATTTAATATTCAAAATCAACAAAATCAAATTCAGGGTAAATTAGAATTGCAAAAACCCCTAGAGGTATTGATGGAAGGAGCTAATCTAGAAATTTATAAACCTCATTCTGAATTTGAGAATCAAAGTTTATTTGACAAATTCAATTCAATTCCAGAGGATTTTGCTTTTTTAAATGTTGGGACTTGGATGCAAGGAGAAATGGGAGAAGATAGAAAAAATTTACCTCTATTAGTGAAATCTTTTTATGAAACTTTTAAGAATAAAAAGAAAGCTCCTGCTTTAATTTTGAAATCAACTATAAAAGGTTCTTCTTATTTGGATAGAAGAGAACTTCAGAAAAGAATTGATTCTATTAGAAAAACAGTTCCTGCTTCCATACTACCCAATGTGTATTTGCTACATGGGGAATTTAGTGATAAAGAAATGAGTGAAATCTATAACCATCCTAAAGTAGGAGCTATGGTTAGCTTAACTAAAGGGGAAGGTTTTGGTAGACCATTACTTGAATTTAGTTTAGTAAATAAACCTATTATAGCTTCAAATTGGTCAGGTCATTTGGATTTCTTAAAATCAGAATTTACTACTTTACTAGCGGGTCAAATTACCGCAGTTCACCCTTCAGCTCAAGTAAAAGATATAATTATTGAGGGGTCTGGATGGTTTTCTCCTGATTTAGGTCATACTGGAATGGCGTTGAAAAATGTGTTTGAAGATTACAAACAATACAAAGAAAACGCTAATCGTCAAGGGTATCAAAGTCGCACGAATTTCGCGTTTGAAAACATGAAAAACCAACTAGATTCATACCTAACACAGTATGTGCCTGAATTACCTAAACAGGTTAAATTACAATTACCCAAACTTAAAAAAATAGAGTTACCAAAACTTAAAAAAGTAGAACAAAATGGATAAATTAGAGGTTTGTGATCGTTGTAAAGGTAATGCTTGCTATATCCAAGAAGTAAATGAGTCTATTAAAAATTATTTCTGTTATGGGTGTGGTTTTCAGACAAATTCTTTAATGAAGAGAGATGAAGAGTTTTTTGAACAACAAATGGAGACCCTCCCCAACCTATATAAAGAGTTAATGGGTGAGGATGATGAAGGGAAAATTTGGATGCCTACCACAGTTAATATTCCTGAAAAGGGAATGGTGTTTGCTAATGGAACTCGAGCTGAAAACTGGAGATGGGCTGCAGTTAAAGCAGTAGAGGTAAAAGAGGAAGAAAAGGAAAAATATCCAATCCCAGGTAAAAAGGGCGAATTCTATAAGTGGAGAATGGATATGTCTACATTACAAGAATTTGATGAAAAAGATTTTATAGAAGCTTTGGATTCTATTGGGGTGTTTAAAATTTGATTCGTATATTTATAAACAAATGTTATTATTATGAATATAAGTTATGCAATACCAGTAAAAGATGAGCTCGATGAAATTATGGGGCTTATAGATTGGTTGTTAGAACATAAGCGACCCCAAGATGACATTATTATACTTTTTGATTCCAAGAATGGGAATAAAGAAGTTGAGGAGTTTTTGAGAGCTAAATCTATAAACCAAGAATTTTTGTGGGCAGCTAAAGAATTTAATAATGACTTTGCTGACCATAAAAATTATTTAAATAGCTTATGTAAGGGAGATTATATTTTTCAAATCGATGCTGATGAAGTTCCTTCACTTGAATTTCTAAATAACCTCCCAGATATTCTTGAGCAAAATTCTAATATTGATTTGTTTTGGGTACCTCGAGTTAATAAAGTAGAAGGTATTACCCCCCAACACATCAGTAAATGGGGTTGGCAACAAAATGAAAAGGGTTGGATAAACTGGCCTGATTTTCAATCTAGAATTTATAGGAATAGTCCTGAAATTAAATGGACTAATCGAGTTCATGAAAGAATCATAGGATATAAAGAATATGTTATATTACCGACGGATCCTGACTATGCTCTATTTCATGTGAAAGAAATTGAGAGGCAGGAGAAGCAAAACAAATTATATGAAACATTATGAATAAAAAAGACATAAAAAAAACAGCCCTTGTCCTAGGGGGTGGGGGTTTTATCGGAGGACATCTAGCCAAACGACTTAAAGATGAAGGGTTTTGGGTTCGTATTGTAGATATTAAAGAAAAACATGAATTTTGGGATCATGATGATATCTGCCATGAATATGTTTGTGGTGATCTTAGAGATCCTAAAGTAGTAAGTCAAGTAATGTTTTCCCCTACCCAAACTACAGAAAAAGGATGTCCTAATTCATTTGATGAGGTCTATCAATTGGCAGCTGATATGGGAGGTGCTGGTTATATCTTTACAGGAGACAATGATGCCAACGTAATGCACAATTCAGCATTGATTAATCTTAATGTGGTATATGAAGCTTCTAAAAAAGGTGTCAAGCGTGTATTTTACAGCTCTTCAGCTTGTATGTATCCAGAACACAACCAATTAGACCCTAATAACCCTAAT